GTTGCTTGTTTCTCTTTAACCTGAGAAACGTAATGTACAAGACGGTGAATTTGCTTTATGAATTCCTTCAGCTGAATGGGCAGGATGCATGGATCTCCTTTATTAAATGGAAGATCTGCTCCTTTCAGGCTTATTTGGTTGGAAATCAGGATAAGGTACTCAAACCGATTTTTAAATGTAAGAACGATGCTTTTTTCAATAATGAAAAAACTCTTCTTACTGGTCCGTTCATGAGTGAACTGGAGAAGAAAATGCGGGTGGGGGGAAGGTCTTTTAGGTTAACGGTGGCTTCAATGTCGCTTAAACTCAAAGGGTCTTTTCCTACTGTATCAGATGAATTCATAAAATCTTCTGTCAAAGGGACTGTTACGCACCTTACAACTATACCACCTAAGGTGGCGAAGGTTGACTTTGTGGTAACACCAAACAGGGAGAAATTAGATAACTTCAGAAAAGTTCTTCAAGATGAATGTTGTATATCACTACCTCCATTTGCTGCTGAAAATCAGTATCAAGTGTCGAAGGCGACGATAAAGCAAGAGTTGAGAAGGACCGTTAGGGAGATATTTACTGAAAATTTTCCTGTTAAGTCTATTTTTGAACCTTATTTTCCTAGTACCTCTGCTAATTATATTAATAGTAGAGCGAAGATGGGATCTGTACCTGTAGTAATGCAGGTTATCCGAGATCTCGGTCTAGATGAGGAGGAATTTGACGAAGGGCAAGTTAGGATGGAGACAAGGACTGGTTGGAATGATCAGTTTGAGGATTTTCATCTTATTAACTATGAAGAAGTCAAGTCGAGGCATGCACGTGTTTACATGGAGTGTCTTGAGAGAGCCATGGAGGAAGAACCTCTGGTTACAACAATCGGACTTAAAGAACCTTTAAAGTGTCGGACTATTTCAAAAGGTCCACCACTTACTAGTTATGTTCTTAAACCTATACAAAAGTACCTGTTCAAGAAACTAAGGGAATTCAAACCTTTCACACTTATTGGAGAACCCATCTCAGATGAGTTTTTCATTAAGTTTTTGGAGGAGAATTCGCACTTGGCGAGTAAATGGTTGTCTGGCGACTATAAAGCGTCAACGGATAATTTGCACTCATGGGTCTCTGAAGAGATTTTAGCATGTCTTAAAGAAGAGTGTTGGGATTTCGGTGAAGAATATCAGGATAAGATATTCGAACTTATGAAGAGACTACTTACAGAACATATTTTTGACTATGATGGTCAATTACTACCTCAGAAAGAGGGTCAATTGATGGGATCGGTGATCTCATTTCCTTTCTTATGTATAGCAAATTTTGCTTTATGTAGGATGTCAATGGAAATGGATGCAGGATATGAAATTATGTATTCTGTAAATGATTGCCCAGTACTCATTAATGGTGATGACTGTTTATTTCCTCTAGAAGATAAAAATATTTGGGAAGAACTCGGATGTATGTTCGGGCTAAGCTCAAGTATTGGAAAGACTTGGCATAGTGAAGACTGTGTAACTTTAAATACTACGTTGTTTTACAAAGTAGACGGCGTTTGGAAGAGAGCACCCAAAATTAATTTTGGACTCCTTTTAGATGGCCGAGTTGATAAGTCGAGCTCAATGGAGGGGAAGAAGAAAGGGGAAAAGGAAAAACTAGATAAGATTGGAC